ACATATATTTAGAAATACTAAAATTAGATACCACCAGATATACAATGCCGTTTATGATAATGTTTGTAGAAGCAGACGATCCAGACGGAGCGTGTAATACTGCAATGTTTAGAATAATGGACGAAATAATGTTTTCAGGCGTAAATATTCAAAACAGAATACTTTGTAGGAAATTACGAAGAAAAATAAGAATAGAGAGGATACAATCTTTATGAACAACAGAGAAATTTTTATAGACAACGTAAACAAATTTAACAAAGGCAATAAGTATAACTTTAGTCAAGAAATACTATGGGCTGAAGAAGGATTAGTTCTTTTAGAAGAACCAGATAAATATAAAGATCAGATTAATTTTGCCGTATTCGATAATGATCTTATAGAATTGAGTGAAGAAATTACTTGCTTCCAGTGTACTTTAGACAAACACTTTAAGCATGATCGACAGTTTGCTTTACCATATTCATTTGAAAGAATTGACGAAAAGTTCGATGTAATTAAAGAAGACTCAGACGCCCCAACGGTTGGATTTTGTGGAAATTATGCTCACCCAAGAATAAGACAAGAAACGCTCTTTTCTCTACAAAAAGACGAAAGAATAAAGACAGACTTCATATGGCGGCTGTTCCATAATATGGCTCTTGATCCTAGCGGCGGCTCTTTGGAAGACATGAGATTTGAATTCAAAGAAAACATGAAAGAAAATATCTTTAACGTATGCATGAGAGGAAATGGCAATTTTTCTATAAGATTCTACGAAACTCTATCTTGTGGAAGAATTCCTGTTTTGGTTGATACAGATTTGGTTTTACCCTTTGATGATGTTATAGATTATAATGAGTTCTGTGTTATTTCAAAAACCATTGACGGCCTTAAAAATGATATCATAAGAACTTTTAATAACGGATCTTACATAGAAATGCAAGATAGAGCTTATGAAGTCTATCAAGACTATTTCCATTTAGATATTGTTGGCAAGAGAATCGTAGAGTATTTGGACAGAAACTTATGAGAAGAAACTACGAAGACCCTGTTTACAAAAGGTTTAGACTTGAAGTACTCAAGAGAGACAATTTCAAATGCCAGATGTGTAACACAAAAAGTAAATCAAGATTACATGTTCATCACATAAAACAGTGGTCTAAAGCTTCTGCTTTAAGATATGATATATCTAACGGTATAACTTTGTGCATGTACTGCCATAAGTCAATTACTGGAAAAGAACATCACTACGAAACATTCTTTAAAGAGATAATAGATGGCAAAGAAATATAAGACAGCCCCAGATTTCACAGTGATCAAAGATACTCGTGAACAGGATGGATATTATTTTAGCAAGTTTAATACTTGCGCCGGTATGATAGAACATAAGCTTGACACTGGAGATTATTCCATACAGGGCTTAGAGGATAAGATATGTATAGAGAGAAAGGGGTGCGTCGAAGAGCTTGCCATCAATTTAGGCCAAAAGAAACATGCGTTTCTTAATGAAATAGAAAGAATGCAACCATTTCCTCATAAATACTTAGTGTTAGAATTTTCTCTTGAAGATCTCATCAAGTTTCCAAAAGACACAAGGATACCAGTTAAAAATAAGTCAGCGCTAAAGATAACAGGGAAGTACATGCTTAAGTGCTTGATAGAATTTGAGTTATACAATGACGTACACGTACTCTTCTGCGGAGACAAATATACAGCATTCCTTGCTGTTAGCAGCGTTTTCAAGCGGATTAACGAAATGTATACTATCGGGAGAAAGACATAAGATGAACAACAATGATAAAGACATTCTCTACGATTTCCACAACCACGGGTCTAACATAGACTCAAGAGAAATATTTTTACACAATTACTATAACTCTGGAGACGACGAGAATCCCGGAGTTGATTACAAGATGTCCAACACCTTCATTAAGAACATAAGAGCATTAGATATTAAGTCTGATAAACCAATACTTGTCCACATGCAAAGCGTTGGCGGCGAGTGGTCTGATGGTATGGCTATTTACGACGCAATTACGATGTGTAGATCTCATGTCACAATAATTGCTTATGGACAAGCAGAGTCTATGAGTAGTATTATTTTCCAAGCGGCAGATACTAGATTCATCACCCCACACACATATTTTATGTCTCATTACGGAAGCACAAGTGCCGGTGGAGACTACCTAAATGTTCAGAATTGGGTAAAATACGAAAAGCAGATTTGTGATACTATGTTAGATATATACGCAAATCAGTGTTGTAATGGCAAGTTCTTCATAGAGAAATATGGAAAGGATGCAGTTACTAAGGTAAAGAACTATTTAAGCACAAAGTTAAAATCTGGAGATTGGTATATCACAGCGCAAGAAGCGGTTAACTACGGCTTCGCAGATAAGGTTATTGACTCTTGGCAGAATCTAAATTAAAGAAAATTGATGAAGCTTGGCTTGGGATTGATTCTGTAGATACAGATTTATTCAACCCAATGTCTATTCTTAATGTCTCTGATGACGATTTCAACTTGAAGCTAGCTTGGTTAATGACTAGGCCAGAATATTTATCATTCATAACTAGCGAGATCTTGAACATACAACTATTGCCATCTCAGTCACTGTTCTTAAAAGAGATATGGAATAGAAAGTTTCCTATGCTTATCGCAAGTCGAGGCTTTGGCAAATCATTCATGCTCTCACTCTACGCTGTACTCAGGGCGCTCATACTGCCTCGTAGAAAGGTAGTCGTGGTTGGAGCGGCATTCAGACAGTCTAAAGTTCTTTTTGAGTACATGGAGACGATATGGCGTAATTCTCCAATGCTTAGAGATATATGCGATGGAGATAGCGGTCCACGCAGAGATACAGATAGATGTACATTACGTTTAAATGAAAGCACAGTCACTTGTCTACCACTTGGTGATGGACAAAAAATTAGAGGCCAGAGAGCAAACGATATTATTGCTGACGAATTTGCATCTATACCAAGAGAGATATTTGAAAATGTAGTTGCTGGCTTCGCCGCTGTTAGCTCTGACCCAGTAGAAAACGTCAAAAGATTAGCAGCGAAAGAGAAAGCTAACGAACTTGGAATTGCTTTAGAGCAGCAAGAAAAAGAAGTTAAAAAAGATAATCAGATTGTTCTATCTGGAACTGCTTATTATGATTTTAATCATTTTGCTACATATTGGAAAAAATGGAAAGCTATAATCAGAAGTCAAGGTGATAAAACTAGACTGAGGGAAATTTTTGGAGAGGACGCTCCTGATAATTTTGATTGGAGCCAATATTCGATCATACGAATGCCTTATGAGCTTTTACCAAAAGGTTTCATGGATGCTGATCAAGTAGCTAGATCTAAAGCCACTGTTCACGCTGGTATATATCAGATGGAGTATGGCGCTTGTTTCACTAGAGATAGTCAAGGTTTCTTTAAAAGATCGTTAATAGAATCTTGCGTTGCTAACCAAGATGGAAAAATAACAGATAAGCAAAACCAACCAATATCCTTTGAGGCTTCTCTTATTGGAGATAAAAATAAAAAATACATCTTTGGCGTTGACCCAGCTTCAGAAGTTGACAACTTTAGCATAGTGATTTTGGAAGTACATCCAGATCATAGAAGAATTGTTTACTGTTGGACAACTACTCGTTCTGAACACAAAGAAAAAGTAAAACGTGGATATGTTTCAGAGACAGATTTCTATGCTTATTGCGCTAGAAAAATACGAGACTTGATGATCTTATTTCCTTGTTTGCATATTGCTATGGATGCTCAGGGCGGCGGCGTTGCTGTTATGGAATCTTTGCACGATAAAGATAAACTCAAAGAAGGTGAAATTGCAATATGGCCAGTTATAGATGATGATAAACCAAAAGACACTGATGATGAAAGAGGTCTTCATATTCTTGAAATGTGCCAATTCGCAAAATACGATTGGCTAGCTGAAGCTAATCACGGAATGAGAAAAGACTTTGAAGATAAAGTATTACTTTTTCCAGCATTTGATTCAATCAGCCTTGTAACGTCTGAGCATGAAGACGATATCAAGGGTAGAATGTTTGACACACTTGAAGAGTGCGTATTAGATATTGAAGAACTTAAAGATGAGTTATCCATGATACAAATGTCGCAAACTTCTGCTGGTCGTGACCGTTGGGATACTCCACAAGTTGTTGTTGGTACTGGCAAAAAAAGCAAGATGCGTAAAGATAGATATTCAGCGCTACTAATGGCAAATATGGCATCTAGAGTTTTGCAGAGAACACCAGAGCAGCAAGTGTATCAATTCTATGGCGGGTTTGCTACAAGTGAACACAAGTCTGGTACATCAGAAAAAATGTATAATGGACCTAGCTGGTTCTCAGACAACATGAAAGATGTGTATTAAATAGTACATTCCAATTATCAATCCAATTGAGGTATTTCAATGAGCAATGAAGAAATGTTTACATGGTCTGACGGTGATTCTGCTAGTAAAGCTAAAGCTTTTGAAAATGCTGCTGAGAACGTACATTCATATACTGGGCTGTCAAAAAGTCAAGGCAGTCACTATAGACACTTCATTGATATTGAGCCTAATCGATCAGTTAAACCCGGATTTACTTCTCAGGATTATTATGCCTTCAGGCCAGATGAAGCCGTACCCACCCAGCAGCGCCGTATTATTAGAATGTGCATGGATGCTTATGATAAAGTAGGTATCATTCGCAATATTATTGACTTAATGGGTGATTTTGGTAGCCAAGGCATACAGATTGTACACAGAGATAAGAGCGTAGAAAAGTTCTACCAACAGTGGTTCAGAAGTGTTCATGGCAAAGAAAGATCTGAAAGATTCTTAAACAATTTGTACAAAACTGGAAATGTTATCATTTATAGAAGTTATGCTAAAGTAACTCCTCAACTCAATAATTACATGAAAGCTCTTTCTAGTGATATTAAAGTTGAAGTCCCAAATGTTACCCAGAACGAAATACCTTGGAGATACAACTTTTTCAATCCACTAACTGTCAAAAATAAAGACGGAAATCTCTCCTTATTTCTTGGCTTGAAGAACTACACCATAAGCACCAATTCGTTCTTCGACAAGTTCACTCATGGAGATGTTCCTAACCATGTTTTAGATAGCTTACCACCAAAAGTTAAGCAGGGTATATTGCGCGGCGATAAGGATATACCATTAGATCCTTCTAGACTAAGCATCTTCTATTACAAGAAGGACGATTGGAGGCAGTGGGCTAATCCGATGATTTATGCAATTCTAGATGATATTGTTATGCTTGAAAAGATGAGATTAGCTGATATGTCTGCTCTTGATGGAGCAATATCGAACATTAGACTTTGGACACTTGGTAATCTTGATCACAAAATTTTACCAAACAAAGCAGCTATTAATAAGCTAAGAGATATACTTTCTAGTAATGTTGGCGGTGGAACTATGGAGCTTGTGTGGGGTCCAGAACTTTCCTTCCAAGAATCCAACAGTGAAGTATATAAGTTTCTGGGATCTGAAAAATATACCGCTGTTCTAAATAGCATTTACGCTGGATTAGGTGTTCCTCCAACATTAACTGGAATGGCTAATAATGGCGGTGGTTTTACTAACAACTTCATTTCACTAAAAACATTAGTTGAAAGACTTCAGTACGGAAGAGATCAATTAGTAAGATTTTGGGAGAAAGAGCTTGAAATTATCAGGAAGGCTATGGGCTTTAGATACAAGGCTCACATTCAATTTGATCGCACATCACTTTCTGATGAAGCCGCAGAGAAAAACCTACTAATACAATTAGCTGATAGAGATATAATTAGTCATGAAACACTTCTTGAAAGATTCAAGGAAATACCTCAAATTGAAAATATTCGCATGAAACGCGAATTGACCAAGAGAGATTCTGCTGGTCCTCCCAAGGCTGGACCTTTCCATCCACCACCACCCCCTCCAGTGCCTACCGATAATACAGAGCAGAAACCTGCTAATGATAGTATTCCTACAGACGAGTCAGAAAACGGTAGACCACTATTCAAAAAAGACGATGGGCCAAGGAAACAAAGGGTAGAGCAACCCAGATCAAAACCCGGACTTGCTAAAATTATTGTTAGAGCAGAAAAAACTTGGTCACATATATCAGAAACTATTACAAATGCTTACCTCAAGTCTCTAGACAAGAAAAACCTCAGACAACTCAACAAAGCACAATTTAGATTTCTAGAGCAATTAAAACTGGATGTTTTTACAAATATGAATATTGAGCAAGATATTTCAGATGATATCATTTGTGCTATGCTTAAAAGTAAAACAAAGACCCCAGCTTCCTTTATGGAGCATCTTAGGTCTAATCAAGTTACTTTAGATGAAATGAATATTGATGATTACAGAAAACATGTTATTGGCCTTTATGTTGAACATCTGTACTAATTCTAATTTTTGTAGTTTTTTGTGTATAATCTCTGATAGAGAGGCATAAATGAAAATATATAGACAAGAAATAGAAGACAGCGTATCTGAGCTTGTAAAAGCAAGCTCTAGTATTGCATATTGTATGCCCGCCACGTTGCTATCTAAAGATAGTTCAATTGAAGCAGAATCATCTAATAAGATGAATTTTGATATTGATAAAATCAAAGCTTCAAGCGCAAACCCCGAACAAATTGACTTGTATTATATCAAGTCTGTACTTGTCTCAACTGGCTGGAATAAGAACGATGATGTTTTTACTCCTCAAGCAACTTGGTCTGCTAGGAACAGCCCAGAAGACAAGCAATTCAATCTTATGCACGATGAGAATGATATCATTGGGCATATTACTGGTAGCTACGTTGTTGATAGAAGCGGCGCAGCTATCGCTGATGATACTCAGCCAGATGATTTTGATATTATCACCGAGGCTGTGTTGTATAATAGTTGGACAAAGCCAGAAAATAGAGAGAGGATGAATCAAATCATTGCTGAAATTGAAGAAGGCAAATGGTTTGTTTCTATGGAGTGTTTGTTTGCTGGTTTTGACTATGCACTTATAGATGATAATGGCAATTCAAAGTTACTAGAGAGGAACGAAAGTTCAGCTTTTCTAACTAAACATTTACGAGCTTATGGTGGTAATGGAGAATACGAAGGCTACAAAGTTGGTAGATCATTAAGAGACATTTCTTTTTCTGGCAAGGGTCTTGTATCTAAACCAGCAAATCCAAGAAGTGTTATTCTTGATTCTAGCAGAGCTTTCTCTCTAAATTCTAACTCAAACATTTTAACTAGTTTTCCTAAAGGAGACGATACTATGTCAGATACTAATCTTTTAGAGAAGCAGCTTGCAGAATTACAGAGTGAGCTAGCCTCTGCTAAAGAAGAAAATTCAGCACTTCGACAAGAAATTGAAGCTGCATCCGCAAAAGAGCAGGGCGAAACTGTCGCCAAGCTTGAAGAAACTATCGCTTCAAAAGAAGAAGCAATTAAGGCTCTTGAAGCCAGCGTTGCTGAAAAAGAAGCTTCCATCACAGAACTTCAGCAGACTCTTGAAGCTAAAGAGCATGACATGAAGGAAAAGATGGATGAACTTAACAAGATGAAGAAAGAAGAAAAAGCCCGCAAGAGAATGGCTGCTCTTCTTGATCTTGGTCTTGACACTGAAGAAGCCGAAGAATCAGTTGCTTCTTATGAAGATTTTGATGACGTTACCTTTGAAGCCATCATTGCAGCAATGACAAAGATGGACAAGAAGGTTGGCGTTAAGAAAGAAGAAGAAGAAGCTGCTAAAAAAGAAGTTAAGGCCGAAGAAGTAGCATCAGAAGAAGCTGAAGAAGCTGAAGCTGAAGTCGCTGCTGAAGAGGCTCTTGAAGAAGTGGAAACAACTGAAGCTACTCTTGTAGACGCTTCTGATGAATCCGAAGAACTAGAAGCCACAAGAGCGAGTGTCGCTGAATGGCTCGAAAACAACGTACTTAGCAAATAATTACAGGAGAAAATAATTATGGCTCTAAAATCAGATAGAAATGAAGTACAGACCGACATTAGCTTTTTCTATAACGCAGCTGCAACAACCAGAGGTTGTTTAGTTGCTCATGGTGCTACTGCCGGTACTGGCGCAAGTATGGACGATGGCGCAAACCTTTGCGTTAAGTCAACTAGCGCAGCACCTCTCGGCATCCTTCTTAACGATGTCGTAGACAAAGATCTAACCCGTACCCATCTTAATCAGCACAAAGATGAAGTACAGAAGGGCGGCAAGGTTACTATTCTTCGCAAGGGTTATGTTGTAACTAATAATGTTACTGGTAGCCCAAGCGCTGGTGACACTGCTTATCAGTGCGAAACCACGGCTGGCAACGTAGCCACCAGTGGTACGAATGTAGTTGGCGCATTCCTTACAGCTAAGGATGGCGATGACTATTGCAAAGTCGAAGTAAACCTTCCCTGAACTATACAATAAAAGGAGAAAATTAATATGCCTACAAATGAAAGACCTAGTGATGAATTTATCGCTCTCCTACGTAAGTCAGGTGATAGCGATGTAAATGTGGCTCAGGCTGCACAGCGTGAATTCGCTAAAGCTCTTGAGTTACCACTTCGTAAGGGTGTGCTTGTTGGTAACATCCTTGGTAACATTTTCGAAACCATCAATGTGGAAGCTGGTTCAACAACTGAATTTCCTCTCGACCTTATCAGTCCCGGCCTTGAAGGTGAGCATGTAGCTTACACCAATCCGGGTCATGGTAGAATACCAGAGCGTTCGGTTGAAGGCGATTACGTGATGATCCCAACCTACAGCATCGCATCATCCGTAGATTATCTTCTACGTTATGCCCGCGAAGCTCGTTGGGACATTGTTGGTCGCGCCATGCAGGTCATGGAAGCTGGCTTTGTAAAGAAGATGAACGACGACGGCTGGCACACGCTTCTTGCAGCTGGCGTTGATCGTAACATTCTTGTTTACGACGGTGACGCAACGGCTGGCCTCTTCAGCAAGAGACTTGTTTCTCTTATGCAGACAGTTATGCGTCGTAATTCAGGTGGTAATAGTGCATCTGTTGGTCGTGGTAGACTAACCGATCTCTATGTCTCACCAGAGGCTCTAGAGGACGTTCGCAACTGGGGTCTTGATCAGGTTGATGAAGTTACCCGTCGTGAGATTTACACGGCAGCTGAAGGTGGCGCTCCAATTACGCGCATCTTTGGTGTAAACCTTCACGATCTCGATGAGCTTGGCGAAGGTCAGGAATATCAGACATTCTTCACTAGTGATCTTAGTGGTAATGTCCAGAGTGATGATGTCGAGCTTGTTGTTGGTCTAGATCAGTCTAGCAACGACAGCTTCGTGATGCCAGTTAAGGAGCAGTTACAGGTCTTTGAAGATCCAACTCTCCATCGTCAGCAGCGCGCTGGCTACTATGGCTTCGCAGAGCTTGGCTTTGGTGTTCTAGATAATCGTAGAGTTATCCTCGGATCATTCTAAGTTTTATTATACTAGAGTCGCAATTTAAGCCACCTTCATACTCTTGAGGGTGGCTTTTTTGTGTATATACCTGTAGATTCTATTTTTTGTGGATTTCTCAGGAGGCAACAAATGGCTGCTATTTCAGACTATCTTGAAAAAGAACTTTTGAATTTCATCTTTAGAGGATCAACTTCTTTCTTAGGTCATACTTCTATACCTAATAATCCAGCATTTGGGGATCAAAATGTGCCTTGGGGTAAACCAAGTAATATTTCTATAGCATTATTGAATACTACACCTAAAGACAATGATACTGGCTCTACAATGGATGAAGTGGCAATCTCTTTTACGAATGAAGGAGGTTCAGAAGTCAGCACATTGTACGATAGGGTTAGCCTTGGTAGTCCAAGCGCTGTTGGTAACTCAAAATGGTCAGAAGTTGGTATAGACAATGCTTCAGCGTACTATGTCTACACAGAGGTTCCTGCCGATTCTGGTTACTGGTATCCGTTATATCTAAATGAGAATTCTGTTACTGGTACAGTAGATGGGCCAATAGAATTTACTGAAGACTTTCCGGGTGTACAGTTTTACGCCCCCGCAAATACGGTTCAGAAAAGGAAAGCGGTTAACCCAGATCCACAAGAGATTATTTACAAACTTTATGACGGAAATGGTTTCATTCAAAATCAAACAACTATATCCTTTCCACAGGCTGGTCAAGGGGGATGGGGAACAATTAACGCCGTAGCTATTATGGATAGCGCAACAGTTGGTGAAGGTAACATACTATTTTATTCTCAATTAGAAACTCCTAAAACTGTAGGTCGTGGCGATATTGTTCAGTTTATACCATCATCCTTAGAGCTTAGTGTTAAGTAAGTATGAAAACCACAAGAGATAATTTAATATCCATTATCAACACGGATATTCCAGACAATTCTACAGCTGAAATATCCCCACTTGATATTAGGAAAAATCTTCTTAATATTATCGACTCTGTTAGCAATCTAACAGAAAAAGACGATTTAAGATCTAATAATCTAGAGACTACCCTTAGTCGATCTACAAGAATCGGTGTTTCAACACACGAAAGAAGAAACACTGGTATATTTTCTACAACAGACGATGTTGCTGTTGGTTATGCCGCTTTAAAGTCACAAGTCGAAGCCGCTAGAAATGTTGCTGTTGGAGCCTACGCTTTAACATGCAACATGTACGGAGAAGACAATGTGGCGGTCGGCTATCACTCTCTTGGTAATACTATTGGCGGCTATGCGAACGTTGGCTTGGGAGCTTTCACCCTAGAGAACGTTAAAGATGGTAATTTCAATATTGCAATTGGTCATGGCGCTGGTTACTACATTGGCCGTGATGATACCTACAAGCTTTATATAGCGTCCCATCCAGTTGATTCTGATTATGTTTGCGCCAATCCAACCGGATCAGATTTAATACCATTTATTATTGGTGACATGTCTGAGGGCAATCACAAGTTTGGTATTGGTATAAAAAATTTCGTTGACGATATTTCAATTCTACAAATTGCAGGAAGGCTAGTGCCTTCAGTTGATAACTCATACGACATTGGAAGCTCTAATCATGGCTTCAGATCTGCATATATACACAACTCACTTTATTTTGGATTGAATAGACTTTACTATCTTGATAGCAGCACTAGTTTTGTTCTTACTGACTCGTTCAAGGTAGAAGGAGATCTAACATCTACTGAAAATATTTACTCTGAAGGCAATGCGATTATTAACGGTAGTTTAACTACTGGCGGTGATCTAGCAGTTAATGCTAACTCAATTCTTAATGGCACTGTTGATATAGCTGGTCATTTAAGACCACTTAATGATGTGCAACAAGTTGTTGGTGACGATCAAAAAAGATGGTTATCAGCACATGTTTACAGTCTTTATGTTGATGGCATAGCAAGAATTAATAAATTTGAAGCTATGGAGCAAACTCACTTCAAAAATAAAACAATATTTCTAGCATCAACAGGTGATATGACTTCAATTGATGGTGGAGGCGCAATTTCTCTGTATGACTATTATTCGCCTTCTAACGATCTTCCTACAGAGCCAGTAGGGCATCTTTTAGATGAAGACCTTAATGGTGCTGGCTTAAAAACTTCCAGCCGTGGAATTGATTACTACAGAACATATTCTTTCTCATTTAAATCTAGAGATGGGAGCTTAAAATACCTTGAATCTGACGATGTGTTTTCTCGTTCTTCTTGGAACAGTAATATTAGCATATCAGTTAATGATGGCAAGCATATAAAAACAGAACGAGTTCTGTCAAACGATTCTTTATCTTTAGTTACAGATAATGATGGCTTAGGAGTCTTTTTAAGAAATGGATCTTGCTATTTTGCAAAAGAAGACGATTTATCAATAGACAAGATTGGCAACGCAAACTACAATTTTATAGCCCCATCTGGAACTGTTGACAGATTTGACATCTCTATTTCTAGTCCAGTGTCTGGAGTTAATCTTTTCCAGAGATTCTTAAATAACACTTCTGAATACGAATTTGATAATACTCTTGAAAAACTAGATGGATTCCAGCTAGGCTACGTTAATGATTCAGAGCTTCCACAGCCTTCTTACTTTAACGAAGAAGAAAATCAAAATCCTAACAGATTTATCATCTCTTCGTATAATCAAACTGCTTATGCAAAACGCTGCTTTACCTTGTTACAGGATGGTACAGAGGGTTATGTTGGTGTTACAAATTTTGACAATGCAGAATCTATGCTTCCTGACACCATGTTCAATATCAGAAGCACTGGTAATGCTATTATTCGTACAACTGCTGAGAACGAAAATTATACTGCTGGACTAGAAATTTTAACTAAAGCAAATTGTAAAGATGATGGTTTCGGAATATACAGTATACATAATAGCGGTACAATCAATGTTAGGGTTTACAAAGACGGCATACCAAATGAGCCTATCACTATCGATACTGCTAGTGGTAATGTTGCTATTGCAAATCCACACATGATCACTAATGCTATGCTGTCTCTTGGCGATAAAGATCACTCAAACGCAGTAATATCATTACATCATTCTTCTGGTATTCCAAGCGGTTTTATGGGCTATGGGCAACTCTTCACAAGAGATTTCCCAGAACCCGACGTTCAAACAACTTTGTTATCTTTCATTGATAGTAGCGGCAATTTATTTAATGTTAACATGACCGCATCAACAGGCGGTGTTTCAGACAGGCCAGTAGGAATAGACGATAAAGGAAATACATTCGTAGGAATTAGAACTCCAAACCAAAGATCCAACATAGTTAGCACTACTCTTCGTAATACAATGTATGGTTACGAAGCGCTTACTGATATTGCGGCCAATGC